AGGGATGGCCTATATTACTGGCGATCATTACTTTGATTATTGTTCTTGCAAAATTGGATTTAAGAGTGGCGGTCTTGGAAGAAAAAATTAGAACATTATTTGAATTGATAAATAAGCGAGATAGACAATGATTACCTTAATTTCTACTCTTACTTCTTTTTTAGCCGGTGGTCTTCCTAAACTATTAGATTTCTTCCAGGATAAGTCAGACAAAAAGCATGAGTTAGCTCTTGCTCAGATGCAGAGAGAAAAAGAACTTGAAGCCATGAAACTTGGCTTCTTGTCTCAACAAAAAGTCGAGGAAATTCGCACCGATCAGATCGCTCTACAGACCGCAGTACAGGAACGAGAATCCCTCTATAAGCATGATATTGAGATCGGTAAAGGTGCGAGTCAGTGGGTTATCAATCTCCGCGCCTCAGTCCGTCCTGCGATTACTTACGGGCTTTTCATGCTGTTTTGCTTTGTTGAGATTGCCGGATTTTTTTATGCCCTAAAACATGGGGTAGATTTTGTCGTTGTCCTAGACCAGCTTTGGGATGATGAAACTCAAACAATATGGGCATCAGTTATTGCGTTCCATTTTGGAACAAGGGCATTTCAAAAATGACGATAGGTGTTTATGCTGTAATAAATAAAGTTACAAGAAAAGCATACATTGGTAGCAGTATAAATGTTGAGCGGCGTCTTGCTAGTCATAAATGTTATATAAAAACATTGAATTTTTTACACAAACAAAGATATGAGGAAGATGCTCGTAAATACGGCGTTGAATGTTTTGAATTTAAAATATTAAAAATAACTGAAACCGAACAAGAGGCTAGAGAACTTGAAACCGCTGCTCTTGAATGTTGGATTGGTGATGATTTATATAATGTAGCAATAGATCATACCGGAGGAAAGGCTCCTAGAATTAAAGAAAATTATGTAATTGGCGCAGCAAAACGAAACGCAAATCCAAATTATTCAAAAGTCTTAAGCGCCGCATGTAAGGGAAAACGAAAAATTGTAGTTTGCCCATACTGTTATATTTCTGGCGGCGGTGGAAATATGCGAAGGTATCATTTTGACAACTGTAAATTAAAAAAATGAAAGTAAGCCCTAGTGCCATTGAGGTTATTAAGCATCACGAGGGAATAAGGTTAAAACCATACCGTTGCCCTGCATTACTTTGGAGTTGCGGCGTAGGCCACGTAATAGATCCTTCGCATATATCCGTCAAATTCGAGGATAGGAAGGCTCTAGCGATACCGGATGGTTGGGATAGGGTACTGACACCAGATGAAGTGGACAAGCTGCTTAAAGACGATTTACAGCGTTTTGAGAGGGGTGTTCTTAGACTGTGCCCTAATTATCTTACTCAGTCTCGCTTTGATGCGCTGGTTTCCTTTAGTTTTAACGTAGGACTTGGGAATCTACAAAGGTCTACGATCAGGATGAAACATAATCGGGGAGATTTTGAGGGCGCAGCAGATTCGTTTATGATGTGGACTAAAGCCGGTGGTCGAGAATTACCTGGTTTAGTTAAAAGACGTAAAGACGAGAGAAGCATATATCTAATGGGGTAACATGCTTGTTACTGAACAGTCTATAAAGGCATCTTATAATCTTTTAAAAAAGACTGCTTACAAAGACATACGACTTCCTGTTAAAGTGCGTTTTAAAGCTCTCAACATGGAGAAGTTTTGGGGGCTTTATTACTGGCCCGACCAGATTCTTGTAGTAAATAAAAAAGCAAAAACAATAGACCAAATATTAAAGATAGTCGCACATGAAATGATCCATGCTGCGTTAGAACAAAACGCGGACTGCGATCATCACTTACACGATGCGAACTTCGAGGCTCTTGCTGAAATAGTTTGCAAAGAAATGGGATGGAAGGGCGGCATATGAAGAAACCATGTAGTGATAAAGAATTCGTTGAAATATGGAATAAATTTAAATCTACGTCAGAGGTCGCAAAATATCTTGATTCGCATGAAACAAATGTCAGGGCAAGACGTAGGCGTATAGAAAAAAGACTGGGGATAGTTCTTCCTACAGTAGACGTACTTCATAGAAAAAATTACGACCAGTCAATGTTAGTCACGGCTGACCGCGTTGAGGTTAAGTTAAAAGTAAAGAACGGGATTATTCTAGTAGCCGGAGATCAACACTATTGGCCGGATAACATTCCCGTCATGCACAGGGCTTTTGTTTACTTAGCAAAAAAGTTAAAACCGTTTGCTTTGATATGGAATGGTGATGCTTTTGACGGATCTTCTATTAGCCGGTTTCCGTCGATTGGATGGGAGTCTAAACCTTCCGTTGCGGAGGAAATAGAAGCAGTACAGGACAGGTCTAGGGAGATTCTACAAGCCTCTCCCAATTCAAAGAGAATCTGGACAGCAGGGAATCACGATTTAAGGATGGAAAGTAGGATAGCTGCGAACCTACCTGAATTGAGAAACTTAAAAGGAGTACACCTTAAAGATCATATCCCTGAATGGACACCTGCTTGGTTTGTTACCGTAAATGAAGGGCAACCAAGTCATACTGAAATCAGGCACAGGGAAAACGGTGGAGTTCATGCCGGATATAACAATACCCTAAAGTCTGGTGTGAATATTGTTACAGGACACGACCATAGAGCTGATGTTGTGGCTTATGACGATAGAAGGGGTCGCAGGTACGCAGTACGGCATGGAATGACCGCAGACTCATCTCGTGACCCCCAGTTTGTTAATTATCTTGAGGGGCGTAGGGTATGCTGGCAGAGCGGCTTCGCAGTTTTGACATATAAAAACGGGGTTCTTCTTCAACCTGAATTGGCTCTACGGTTTGATGATAAATCATTTGAATTTAGGGGGGAGATAATTAACGTATAACTGTATAAAATACAGTAAAATGTCGGGGAACGCGATGTTATAGCATCGCTCCCCTAACCATAAAACCTGTGCGAGAGGTTATGATGGCTATTGAGCAGTTTACCAAAGTTTGCGCTAAGTGCGGAGAAACAAAACCGCTTTCCTCATTTCATAGAATGGGGAAAAAGCATCGACCAAGATGTAAACCTTGTCACATTCAAGACTCAACCAAGTGGGCGAATGAAAACAAAGAAAGATATTTATCTAGGCTTAGGGAATGGTATGACAAAAATAAACGTAGCCATCGAATACCGCAGACCAGAGAAGAAAGACTAGCAAAAAAACGAGCGTCTAACAAAGCGTGGGCAGAAAAGAATAAAGAGCGTTTTGCTGCAATGCGGAAAGATTGGTTGTCCCGCAATAAACATGTAGAAATGGAACGAGTCAGGAGAAGGCAAGCAACGAAAAAGAAGGCAACGCCAAAGTGGGCAAACAAGGATACTATGGCAATTTTTTACTTAGATGCTGTCAACAAAACTTCGCATTCCGGAATCAAATGGACTGTTGATCATATCGTTCCGTTAAACTCTGATATAGTTTGCGGCCTACATTGTGAGGACAATCTTCAGGTAATGGAATTCACAGAGAATGCAAGAAAAGGCAATAGATGGTGGCCAAACATGCCTTAACTACAACTATTTTGTATAGTCATCTAATGCAAACATTTTCTTAACTGGCAGTCAGGATTCGCTGTTTTAACTTATAAGAATGGAATCCTGCTTCAGCCAGAATTAGCTCTCAAGTTTGGTGAGGATTCGTTTGAGTTCCGTGGTGAGGTGATCGAGGTGTAAATTCATATTCTAAATCTAAACATCTAGAAGCCATGTCACACAAAGTATTAGCTTCTTCAGGATCTAGGAATTTAGACAAAACCAAAGTATCTCGGATTATTTCAATGTCTTCGTAAGTAAGTTTCATTGTTCCTCCAGTAGATTAACTATCACTCTTGCTTCATCAAACATCTCTAAAGCTAGATCAAAAGAATCCTTCCATCTCTCATTGTTTGTTTTGTAGGAAATATGCCTACAAATACCTGATTGAATAATAAGGCCAGCACACTGAGAGCAAGACATAAACGGATAAGTGTAGATTGTTGTTCCATTAAGAGGTCTTTTTGCGGTGATTATTGCGTTAATCTCCGCATGTATAATCATTTTTAACTTTATATCTCTGTTGTTTAACCTTTGATCTGTATCCTGTATTCGTCTTGGAAGACCGTTAAATCCTACTGATATAACAGTATTGTCTGAATCGACAATTACAGAGCCTACTTTAGTTGATGGGTCTTTGCTCCAGGTCGATACAAGTTTCGCCATCTCCAAGTATCTCAGCTCCCACTTCATAAGTAGTCCACAATTCCATAAGTAAGCATGGTTTACCTTTATAGTTTCGTTGATCCTGCCTTGTGTAGTGTTCTTTTATAATGTCTTTAACCGTTTTTTTTGGTACAGTCTTCATAGCTTCGTTGCCCTCCCGTTTTGCCCCTCTACGTGAGGGGCTTCTTTT